GTTATCCCCAATTACATACGGGGCATAACTGGCATTGTTTCCGATCCTTGCACCATACCCAACCTTTTTAACTATAAAACTTGACCCTAATTTCTCCGACTTGTATGTGTTTCCCTTTTTATATTGCATACCAACGCCGCGAATGTAAAAAGGCTCAGGCGCTTTATTCGCTGCCGTTTCCGGCGGGTATAGTGCGTGTTCTTTACCGCCACCCCCGCCACGAGGCAATAATACAACGCTTTTTGTCGCGTCCACCGCAGCATCTGCCATATATTTAGATAAGTCACGCTTCAGTTTAGCGAATTTTATCTTCAGCTCCTCTAGCCCCCTTACCTCAACATTGACCTGATTACCTGTTGACATCAGCGCCCTCTTTGGTGTAGTGGTTTATCCAGCAGCGACAATTCGGGTGTGCTGGAGGTGCAAGGTCACCACTAGAGAAGTTTTCTTCTATCGGTATTTCTTCTCCCTGTAATGGACCGCAAATATCGCACACCCTGTCATCGGCATTTGTCTCCCATCGCTTTACAATCGTAAAATCAGGATATTCTTTTTGAAATTGCCGTGCCGCTTCTAACTGCCCCTCTGCAAATGCCCTTGTCGTTTCCGTGACCGCAATACTGGCGGCGCGTTTCTCGGTCATGCCCGCGTCTATCAACTGGTCAATGATATTCCCGATGTTGAATCCTGGCTTATCCACGAAGTCACCGATAGCATTCTCAATTATCGCGCCCGTTGTTTCATCAATGCCTTTTACCAGGTCGCTGGCATATTTCCGCGCGTAGGTCATCGCTTCTACGTTGCTCATGGTGTAATCAATGCCAACGGATATTTCTTCGCTGAATAATTCTATGCCATATTTCAAGGCTGTGAATACAACGGTAAACAATTCCTCTATCCATTCTTCTTCTTCCCACCCTGGCAATGGAGGGGGGAGTGGCTTCTTACGTGCCTTGTACTGGATGAAATTACCATAACGTAATTGCTCTAATTGTCGCTTGAAGCGTTTAGCAAATAGTTCCCGCAGTTGCTTTTCTACCCGTATCTTGAAGTGTCTTTTCGGCTCTCGTGGATCACGCGACTTTGCAGAGATATACCCGTGATTCATCAGCACGTCCACCTTCAGTTCAACCGTATCCATTAGCTGCGGTATCGCGTCCAGGATGTCAAATATAATGCTATTGGGTATTTTCACGCCAGCCACCCCGCCAGAATAAGCATCAATTCATCTTCTTCATTCTTGCGTTTCTTTTCAAATAGCGATTGAACAAGACGGCCATATTTATTTGGTGTTATATCTACTGGCACGTCTATTCCCATCGTAAATAATTCGTCATCAAACAGGTCATCGTCAAATATTCCCTCTTTGTCAAAACTTGCGTCAAATAAGACATCGAATAAATCCATATTTACTCAATGTAAACATATCCACCATATATCGTAGTGGCTGGGTTAGTCGCCCATGTTGGCTGTACACCCTTAATCTCGAAATAATCACCTGCTGCCATTGCAATGTCCAAACTGGAGTTGCTGAATATGCGCTCTTTTGTGTTCAGCGCAACAGTCGCAATGAGCGTATCCGCGCTATTGTTTTTTCGGATGTACAGCGACCAGTTTTCAGCCGTTCCTGCCGTGCCAGAATAGCAATAGATTTCAGCAATCTTGATAGTTCCTGCCTTGCGGACATATACCCTGTTGGTGGCGGCTGCGGTTGACGGCGCTCTTGGCAGCATACCGAAATATATAGTTGCCCCGTCAGCAGGAGAACTTGTCAACGCCTGCACGTTTATTGTGTACCCAATCGGTGTACCGCCTCCCGCGTGCGTGTGAGAGGATATTTCACCCGTCAGCACCGCTTCAACATTCGCTTTAGTTACACTTGCATCACTTCCCGGAGGTCCTTGAATACCCTGTATCCCTTGCGCTCCATCAGCGCCGGGAAGTCCAGTTGCGCCCGTATCCCCTTTCGGTCCTTGTAAACCGGGAGCACCAGCCGGACCCTGTTCACCAGTGTCACCTTTAGCACCTGGTGTTCCGGGAGCGCCGTCAAAGTAATCCACACCCTTGATTGGCGTGTAACCCGGTTCTCCCTGCGGTCCTTGTATTCCCTGCGGTCCCGCCGGACCTTGCGGACCAGTGGTTAATTCGATCAATCCGCCATCATCTGTACCTGTATGCCCGTGCGGATTTATACCAACATGTTCAGCATTCCAGGCATCAGTTGATACCTCTTTTGCCGGATTATTGGGACGGGTCAATACTTTTGCGTGTTTTATCATTCTTTTGTCATCCCTGTAATTACACCCTTATTGTCACGCTTTACCTTCAGCTCGGTCTTTCCTTCCTCTGGAACATTGACTGTATTCTCAATCGTTACCGGAGTCGGATTAACCTCATTTGTCACCTTGACTTCAGCAGGTGAAATATTCACAACAGGAGCAGCCTGTTCCGGGACGTTGACAACGATATTCGGCTGGTCCTGTTGGGGCATTGTATAGTTTATCGGCGCTCCGTTTATGACAATGCTGGGGGTCTTTACTTCCGGCGTTTCCATTGACCTGTTAATAGCGTCTGCCAGCATCTTTAGCCCCTCATTGTCAATCGGTTGTTTCTGAATTTCGGAATTTCCGATCTCAAATGCTTTGGCAATGTCAATTCCAGATTGTAATTTCGTTCTTATCTCATCTGCCAAATGTCTGGGGATTACCTTACATTCAAAGTCAGCCGCCCTTCCCTTGCCCTTGCGCTCGTTGCGCTCCGCTATCTGCCGCCACAGATCCAGCTCTTTTATATATGCAGCAGTCAGAACAATGGACTTCTCTTCCGGATCTTCTTCGGGTTCTTCCGGCTCAGGCCGTGCTTCAGGTTGTGCTACAACTCGCTGAATGATAGGCTCCGGTTCTGGTTCCTTGTCGTCCAAGTCGTCATACTCAATCCCGCTTGGAAGTTCCAGCCCTACCATTTGCGCAGCAATAGACTTCTTGATACCGGCATCCACGTACACCTTGAACGCAGATGCCCGGCTCGATTCTTCTTCCTGGAATGCGTCTATCGTTTCCGGTCTGAATACCCACTTTAGCCCATAGCGTTCTAACAACTGGTCATTGAACGTGTTTTGAATGGTGTTGTAAATCTTTACGAATACGCTTGTCTGATACCACACCTTTATCATCGCGTTGGCTTCGGTTGCGTATGCCATGTCAGACATGAATAGCGCGGCGGGGATACCATAAGCCGTGCCGATATTCTCAATAGCCTGTTTGGTCATTTCGGAATAAGCACCCTTCAGCTCATCCATGCCGGAACCGATGCGATTAACGGTCATTGCTTCAGCGTTTACGATCTTCGCAGCTTCTTTTGTCCAGCCACGCAAGAACCGATTCCACCAGTTCTCTGCCTTCTCGCGTTCAGCAGGACCGGGCATTCCCTTTGCGCTCAACAGCGTGGCGGGCACGAACCCGCGTTCTGAATAGGTTTGAATGGTATCATCAAAACTGAATAATAACTTTGCGGATAATAACGCTGCACCCGCCGGATAAGATAACGCCGGACCGATCTCCACATCTGCATCCGGCAGCCAGAAATACATCAGCGGAGGCTCGACTTCGCTATCAATCGGATAGTACCTCTCGACCTTACCACGCTCTGTTGACCTGTCAAACCACTGCAATCCCTCTACTGTTATGTTCGGTGTAATGGTTTGCGGCGCGAAATATTGTAAACTTACCACTAATCTTTTGGTGAACGTAGGGAATAGATACGCCTGTCCCAAACACAACGAGGCTGCCAGTTTGTGCAACAATAGGTCTGGGCTTGGCAATCCACCAAAATTGTTTTTCCAGTCTGACGAACTGTCCACAACCGTACCGGATGAGTTAATAATTTCAAAAGGAAGGGACGCAATAGCATTCGCGGTCATGTCAGTCGCCTTCGCCAGCCAGGGAACAACGCGCCGTAATTGTTGCGCTGTGTAACCACCTCCCCCACCCGAAGTGGATGCAAGAAACCCCTCGATACCGCCCCAATAGTCAAAGTTGATACCTTTTACTTCTGTTCCCTTGATGTCGCTAACCTTTATGTTATTCGCCATTGTCGCTCCCTAACTTATTAACCATGTATCCTGCATCTCATCCTCATACGCATATCGTAAAGCGTCTATGAGGTGGTTATTCTTGTCCAACGGTACAGGGAGCGCATTGCCCCCCGCGTCCTCTTTCCATTTGTACGTTTGTAATTCATTTCTGGCATTGATACACTTTACGTCCAGGATTATTGTTTGCTGTTGTAACCATTGGATACCGTGTAAGACGCTATCCTTACCTTTGTTCGCTGACTTCGCGCTTATACCGTACTGTTGTAATTCTGCAATAGACTTCGGCTCTGCGCTATCACAAGTTACATAATTATCACCAATCTTATTCTTTACCTCACCAGCCAGTAAATCATTTGTCAGTCCACATTCATACAGTTCATCGTAGAAATAGATTGTTTTTCGCGCCCTGTCATAATGAGTAATCGCAACAGCAGCAGGATCACTGGAATAACCAAAATCAAGGCCAATGCGTGGATTGGTGAATTGCGCCTGCATTTGTGATAGATCCTCGACACGCCAGTTCTTAAATATGACCGAACCCAATACTCCCCAATTACCCAGTGTATAAACATTGTGATAGTACGGGTCGGTTTCATTCTCTAGCCGTTCCTTGTCCTGCTGGGTAAGGAAACGGTTATCTTTATACGTGGTTTTGAGGATGGATAGTTTTTCAGAGTGGTATTCCTTTTGACTGTCAGCCCAGCCTATATTCTCGAAGTATTCCTGGTAGATCCAATGCGTCTGTAAAATAGGATTGAATAATAACGTCATCCTTTTACGGGTTTGCTCATCCCCACCACGCAACCTTTTCTCTAATTGCTTTACGCTTGCCCGTTCTGTTTCCGTTGCCTCTTCTACGATAACATCGGTTATAACGCCCTTTGTTGGCGTGATACTTTTCAGTTTTTCTACGTCATCCAGCCCCGCGAATAATATCTGATAACCGTTGTTACACGTGATTACATAGTCCGATTTATTGATGCCGAATAATTTATTAACGTTCCATTCATTGATGACTTTTATAATTTCGTTGAATACCGAATTTTTGATCGTCCTGCCAACTTGCCTGGTTATCAGGTAATTCCTGCCACCGTTCATCAGGTCGTAAACGGTCCGCTGCCCTATTGCGAATACTGACTTACCGGATGCGGACCCGCCATAGATTATCTGCGTCTCCGTTTCATCGTTGAGATAAGGCAGGTATGCATCGTTGAATACTTCCGTGTGTATTTCAACTTCTCGTGTCATCTATCAGTTTCACAATGATCTTACCGCCGTCCGCTCCGGTTATCTCATTCTTTTGCACGGGCATACCAACGACATAACTCAATAACAATTTGGCAGCCTGAACATCCCCACGTTTAGCAGCCTTTGAAATCATTGTGATTATCTCTTTTAGATCCTCTGGCTTAATAGCAGCATATACCGCTTTAGAGTATTTTTCTTCTACACTCTTTTTCGGTCTGCCCGGTCCACCTGGATTACCTTTAGTAAATGGCATGTTTTTGCTGTGTTTATACGCCTTATTCGTCTAAAATTGCCACTATTTTGACTGTTTTTCCTTGCCAGTCAATAAACTTTTTTGATTGTTCTTTACAAAATTCGGGAAGGTTCAGCACAACATTAACAGAATAGTCAGACATAGTTTTCACCTGTCTGACTTCCGCAACTAACTCTATGGCTTTTGTTTCTACCGTCATTCACATATCCACAAACAGTCACCCTCTTGGTACAGGTATAATCCGTTATCCTGGCAATCGGCTAACACGCCCGCGAGTTCGTCACAACAATCCTCATTATCAAATAGAGGGACGGGGATGCCTAACTTTTCGCGGAGTTCGCGCTCTGTGATTCCAGGATTGTTTGCGATTATCTCATAGGCTTGATGAAACATCTATACTCCAATCAGGGCAGTCAATCAATGGTTATACGGGTAAGTGTTTTGCAGTAATTTGCCAAATGTGATTGTTCATTGTGCCGCCCTGACGGGAGTATAAATTATAGACCGCGCTTCTCTGCCGCGTCTTCTACAGCAATACCTACGATCACGGCGATAATAACGGGCTGCCAGGATCCAATCAACCAGAGAATATTCTCGGCTAAATCCGGGGATACGTATTTAGTAACAAAATATACTGCGGTGGAAACAAGAACATCGAACACCATCAACCAAAACTTGCGACTTCGTAACAATGCACCAAACATATTTTTATCTCCTATTATTTTTATAGGATTATTATACCACAAATAAAAAACCCCCTTTCGGGGGTCTATAACGTCAATCTCATCTGTTGTTGCGCATCGTGTATTCTCTTCTCCGCAATCTTGAAATAGCCTTCGTCAATTTCAATGCCGATGAAGTTGCGCCCTGTCTGCACGCACGCCACCCCTGTTGTACCGCTACCCATAAAGGGGTCAAGGATGGTGATTACTTCATCAGGCAGGAACGCTATACAGAATTTCATCAAGTCAAGTGGCTTTTGAGTAGGATGTTCCCTAGCATATCTTGCGGAATAACTGAACATTTTGGCGGGTTTCTGCATACTACACCACGCCAACTCGCACATAGCAGACGAAAAATCCTCTCCCTGTTTCTTATCCCAAACAATAAAGCCTTTTGATGGTCTCAAATCAAAATAATTACCACCCCATATTATTTGATGTTTTGATACCCGCATAATCTCGTCAATCATTTCTTTTGAGGCAGGCGCGTTATCCCATTCCTGTTTATCAAACTTTTGCCGAAAGGGATTACTCGCAATCCCTATCCCATACGGC